AAGATGTTTGGTTCTATCACTGCCTAACCACCTTCCCTTTGCTTCAATTATAATTCCGTTAGGTAATATAAAGTCAGGTGTATAAACGCACTTGCGTACATAGTCCAACTTCAACGTCTCGTAAGCGTAAGCCACCCCCTCCGATTCAAGGGAGAGGGCGACTGTTAGCTCAAACTTAGACCTAAAACGGTGCTTCGGCTGTGAGTTCTTCTTCAAACGTATCGTTAAATGATTCGCCAGTTCCGACATAGCCGTCTTCCTCAGCAGTAAAGCCGAACTTATTGCCGCCTCCCGAGTATTCGACTAGCTCAATTACTTGAACAGCCTTTAATCTAAGGGTGTAACCGAAACCAACCATTTCTGTGTAGTACGGCGCAACCTCTATTCCTAAGCGAAGGCGCGAACCTGAACCAATCTTAGGTTTGTCGTTAATCTTTTTACCTTGACCATCAAACAAGGCAATCGAAAACTCAATCGTTCCTTTTGCGCGTGTATCAATCTTGGCTTTTTGTTTAGCGTATATCTCAAAGTCCCCCTCTTCAGTCTGTCGAAGTGGTTTCTTTTGTGATACTTGTAGCTTCTTCTTGCCTCTTGTTTTGCATTCCTGCTCGTAAGCGGCATCTACTATCTCGTTGACCTTCAACTCAAACGAATTGAAATCTCCCTCACTAACGTGAAGTTTGCAGTCATACAAACCGTTATCATCAAACATTGTGTTTGGCTCGACAACGTGTGGGTAGAATGCTACGCCTATGGGTGTTGTTATTACTTTACTCATTGTATTTAGTCTCCTATTTTATTTGGTTATGTTGATGCTATTTCTAGCAGAAAAAATATTCGGAATTGAGTACGTCACTTACCTTCATTGATCCGTACTTTGGTGGTGGTTTAATTTCTATCTTTGGATGTTTGCTAACTACTTGATGTCTTAAATTAGCTAAAAGGTCGAGAGTAAACATATCTTTAAATACACCTCGAAGGACAACACCAAAAGCATCACAGTTATTAGCGTGTGTTCCGTAGCTGTCATGTATCATTGCAAAGTCATAGATACCTAACTCGTTTGCTGTTATTACCGACTTAGTTAATGCTGATGCGTCCAAGCTGTGAACAAAGTTAGGACTAATACCTTGTCTCTGTCGGCGTGGTGCAAGGGCTTCGGTTTCGCTGTGCCACTTAACGTGTGTTGCTTGTCCGTTGATGTGACTTGATACATTCTGAGTCTTAGTCTTGGTGTAGTGCTGTAGAACAGGAAAGCCAGTCGGTGTAATCCACTCAACAGGTTTGTCATTCTTAGCTAACTGAAATGCAACGTGCTGTAGCCATCCCATACACTCTTTTGGTTTAACTAGGACTTCGTTGACTGACCTCCATACTAACTTAGCAAGGTAACCTGTAGCTTTGTATCGGATACCTTCATCAAATGGATTACTGCACTTAGTCTTGCGAAGAGTGTCTTGATACCAGTCATCAACGTAGTCACGACACGAGTAAAAAGTACCGCCATAAGGAAACACCATTGTAGGTCGCTTGGCTAACTTGCGGTCGATACCAAAACTTAACCAGTCTCCTGCAATAGGATTACCTTGCTCTCTATCAATCCTTAACTGATCGACAACACGATCACTAACGACAGCATAAATATCAGCAGGTTCTTCTGTTGGTAGTACATTCGTTGCAAGCCCTCCCTCTTGGTCACGCATTAACATTGAAAGGATTTGAACGCCGTTGTTACTTGCGTCCATATTGACAGGCAATCTGCTCTTTACCTTGCCACTAGCACAGTAGGTAGCCCACTCAAAACACCAAGCAAGAAACTGCCAAGGCTTGTCTGCGTTAAGCCACATAGTATTCTTCTGAGGATCACAAGCTATCTTGTCTGCTTCGTTAGCAAAGTTCTGCGCCCAAGACACACGCTCATCAAGAGTTACCTTATCGTTGCCAAATGTATTTGCACCTTGTATCGCTAACCATCTTGCGGAGGTGTCATCTTTTATTCGTTCTTCCCGACTAAAGTGTAATAACCCCCGACTCATATCAGCACCTTGGATACCAAGAAAAGCAGGTATGTTGTACACCCTGCCTCGGAAGTCCACTTGTGATGGATAAAAGAAACGATTGCCGACTAGCTTCTTGGCTACATAGAAAAGTTTAGCTACGAGTAACCGCCTTGAGATTGTGCTAGCTCGGTGTTGGTATATCCGAGCCGCCATCCGTCTCCAGTTCTTGTTTGATTCCTCGTTGGTTTTAAAATCATTTGGAAGTGGTGGTAAATGTTCGTCTTCTCGACTAGGCATATCACCAATCTCAATAGAGTTCTCCCACGCCCACTTCATTACGTTAAACACCTTTTCGTTGACTGTCCACGGTGTCTGTTGTATGAGGTTTACCGCCCTCATAGGCTCATCTAGTCCTCCCTTAATACTTCTCAGGTAGTCCATATTGGTGGTCTTGATAAAAGGTAACAAAGGGAGAGAGGTGTGCTCTGTTTCATAACCTCCCTCCCATACGCTTTTCCACGCTTGGGGTAGTTCAACGGTAGGCAACCAAAAAGGTTCTAGTAGTTCTCTGTGATTGTTAAAGTTCTCAATCCAAGCAAGTGTCTCCTTTGTAGCGGTAACATATCTCTTGGGTCGCTTAGATCGTTTGTTGTCGGTGAGATAAATGTATTCAACAAGGTCGGTGTTCATCCGTAGCAATTCTACTAGGTGAAGTCCTGCATTTAACTTGTCTCTGTGTGACCAAGCATCCCACCCTCGCATCAACTCCTTGTCGGACTCGTGCTTCATACTTGCTCTAACGTGTCTTATCTTTGCGTTCTTACCTTTACGCTTCTTAGCTCCTAGTAATATCCCACTACCCTTCTCTGTATTGTGCTCAAGAAGGAAGGCACATCTTGACTCATCCTCTATCCTCGCCCCGACATAGTGAGCGACACTAGATAAGGATTTCTTTTGGGTGATGGAATCAAGAATAGCTTTGATAGAGACAAAAGCAATGAGCTTACTCGGTAGCTCGATAACATCTATTTGGTATCTAGCTTTGTTTTTCTGACTAAGTAACTTGGTGTGCCAGTCTTCAATAGCTTTTGCATATAGCGGTAGGCTAGCTCTCATCAGCCTTTGACCATAACGTGTCTCCAATTCTGCATCCCTCACCTTTGCCGACTCATTCCGACTTCGATACCTGCCGAGTCCTAACTCTTGCATATCAGTATTTAGCTCGGTCTGATCTAGCTTTTGATTTGTCATACAGAAATGTTGTCACCTCAAGTGAGGGACGACAATGTTGTTTTTAATAGATGATTGTGTTTAATGCGTATGCTTTGTGTTATTTATCAAGTAGTTGAAAAATAAAGATATTTAACCGCTTTTTAAGTCCAGTATGTCTACCAATTCCATCACACTCGCTCGTTGATTTTAAAAGAGTTTTTTGTTTTTGTTAGCCCGTCACCTTCCGTCACAAAATGTCACCTCAGTCACTCCATTCCGTCACCCAACTATTCACGCTCTTCTTGGTTCTCAATAACACGCTCTTGAAGTCGGGCAATTTTCTTTTTCATCTTCTCAATGTCTTTGTTAAGAGTAGCGTTCTGAGATGATAACGCATCACAAGCCTTTGTCATAGCGTTCAGCCCTCGGACAAGGACAGTTTCAGTATCAGGTTTAAAAAGGGGACGTTCAGCCCCCGACTTCGGTTGTTCAGTTGGTGTCATAGACATACAATTATTTTGATTGTTGTAATACCTCCTTACCTTGGAGTAAATTCTTTGGACTGACCTTAGAATACTTCTCAGTCATACGAATATTACTGTGTCCCATCCATTCCATAGCCATTTTTATGTTACCAGTTCGTTGGACTAACCTTGAACCGAGTGTGTGTCTAGTTAAGTACGGCACAAATTCGGGATTGTCAACCATGTTCATGTGCCTTCTAACGTGCCTCCAAGCCTTTGTGATTCTGTCCTTTGTCATCCGCTCCCAAGGTTTGTTTCCGCTCTGCTTCTTGACCATATCTAAAGCACGATCCGTGAGAGGCACAGTCCTCCATTCCCTTGTCTTGCTGTTCTCTTCTTGAACCATAACAACCCAACCTGCGTAATCATCCTCGTAAACATCCTTTAGTTGTACCTCTCTTGATTCTTGAAAGCGTAGTCCAGTATCCATTGACCACTTCCAAAACTCTCCGAAATTTCTTACTGATTCAAGTTGATGATTTTCTACAAACTCAACGATTTGTGTCTCTTGTTTCTCGGTGATATAACTCTTACGAAAGCGCGTTGAGTCAGGCACGTTAGGCAAGTCAGGTCTGTCCTTGATGTACTCTCTTGCTTTTGCAAAGTCTAACACCACTCGGATACAACTCAGCTTCTTGTTAATTGTTGCATTAGTGTTCTTCTTAACATCTTTTAAATATCTAATGAACAAGTCTCTTTGTTTAGAGTTTACATTCTCAGCTTTAAACTCTTTACCAAAGAATGATTCTAATTCCTTTACCTGAAGTCGCCGAGTGTACTCATCCTTAGTTCCTCGCCACTTGTTATCTAAACACTCTTCAGCTATGTCTATAAAATTACTTCCCTTCTGCGCGGTTAACCCTAGCTTACGCTTTACTTCATCGACAGTAGTTATACCCGACCGAAGCTCGTAGCGTGTTGTCTCTTCCCACTTTATAGCATCGCCACGACTAACAAAATAAGGGCGTATGCGTTCGTTCTTGTATGTAATATCAGCTTGCCACCGATTCTTTTTCTGCCTTATGCTCATTAGTGATGTTTTCCTCTTTCCTAAATGTTATATTATAACTTCTTTTTTAGAAGTTTCCTAACTGAGTATCGCTAACAGGTGGTGGTGTCATCCCTCTTCGTTTCCAAAACGATCTCCACCCCTTGTCTATCATCCTTATTTCCTTGTCTGCAATAAGATAATACTTGTTGGTTTTTATCTTGTGGTTTGAATTGTAAAGGTAACGAAAATCTTTGTGCCTTGTGTTTCGTGGTGTCATTATTTGCGGAGTTGTCGGGTGACTATCTGTTGGGTTGTTAAGTCTTCATCCCATCCAAAGCGGTGCTTAATCCAAGTGTCTCCATCTGCCGATGAAAGGTTGCCACCATTAGCTAACATCTCATCGTGAATAACATTAAATAAAATTCGCCTGTCCGTTTTAAGTTGTTCGATCACCTCCCTAACTTGTCGAAGCGAGCTTAGTTCCTCGATTGGATCTTCGTAGGGTGTGAGTTTTGGTAGTTGTACCTGAGTGGTAATTGGTTTTGGTATTTCCATTAGTTTAAAAGGTTATAATGTGTGTGGTTAGTGGTTATCTAACTTCGTTACTTAGGTAGTCTTCAATGCAATCATACTCACTTCGTACATCTACATTGAAGTTAGACTTCAGGAATAGCTCTCTGTGCTTTAATACTTCGTCATATATTAAATCATAGGCTAGGTCTTGATACTGTGTATCGTTATTCTCAACATATTTCATAAACAGTTGAGAGAATAGGAACATTTCATATTTCATAGTGTGCGTGGGTTGCGAGTGTGTTTAAGTAACTTTTCTCTGATAATATCTTGAGCTTTATTGCTATGGTATGGAAGTAGTTCCTCAAATACCAACGCGTCAGATATTAATGCGGCAAGGTCTATAATGCACCTTTTAAGCTCTAAATCTTCAGCATATAATTTGTCATCTTCATCATCATAATCTTTTTTACTGTCCATTTTTCGTGTGTGTTCAAGTAACTTTTCCCTGATGATATCTTGGACATAGTTTTCTGTTTCATCATTTGTATTCGTGCAGTTAGGTATAAACTCCTTAAGCACCAATTCATCAACAATATTTATCGCTAGGTCTATTATACACTCTTTAAGTTTTAAGTAATGAATATATTGTTTGTCAGCTTTATTACTTATATCTATTGAGTATTTGCTGGTGTAGCTTTCTATTTTTATGTTATTCATAGTGTGCGTGGTTAGTTGTTTATTAAACTTCGTCGTGAAAGAAGCCGATTTCCAGTATTTCGTAGTCATCTGCATTAGCTTTTTCATATGCCTTAGTGGTTATGTTAAGGATACCGAAGGTGTCATCCTCTTCCCATTGGAATTGATGTAGGTTGCCGTCTTTGTCTTTTGCGTAGTAGCCTATTTGTTTTACTTTATCCATATTGTGTGTGGTTAGTTTTACTTATAAAAGATGTGTCTTCCGATTTTGCAAGTCTTATTTAAAGAGCTTGCCCAGTAAGGTTTAACATAGTCTGCGTGATAGTGGTCTGCTCCGTCGGTTAATTTAGTGGGTGCGCCTTCGGCTATAGCAAGGGCTTCTTTATAGCGTGGGTGCGCTTGTGCCTTAACTATAAGCCCTTCTATATTTCCACTATTCCAACAGCTAAACTGCTTGCGCTGTAAACAAACTTGCTTTGGCGTTAGCTTGCGTTTTACTGCTCGGTTTTGGATCACTTCATTGACGGCTTCCATCGAGCCGTTAGCATACTCTCCACCTGCTTCTAAGATAAGAGTACACGCGACAAGCTCCGAGTCATTACCAAATAGGTTTGATAATAAGCCGACAATTAAAGTAAGAATGATTCTAATTAGTTTCATAGGTTTCCTTTTGTTAATGTGATTAATTTATTTAGATACAATTATACCGCCGTCAAATTCGATTAAAGTACCATTGTCGCGGATATAATCTTCAATGTTACACAGTACCCAGTCGTGGATAATTCCGTCACAATCGTGTATTGATTGCTCCTCTTGTTCGCCTGTCAATGGGTTGTCGTAATCGATGCCAAACTGCTCTTGCCAACTCATAAAATTATCATCGGCATAATCAATAAGGCAATCATATTGCGCGTAATCGCAAGCTAGGCTAACAGGATCAAACTCAACTTCAATGCCGCAATCTTCCTCTATTGATTCGATATATTCGACAAGGGCTTTTGTGCCCTCGTAAGAGAAGCTGTCAAAGCAATCATATTTACTTAACTCATTGACTGCTTGTTCTGTGGTGTATGTATTTTTCATTGTGGTGTTTTTATGTGGTGTTATTAGTTAGTTATTATATAAAGAATTAAAGCAAAGGCTCGCAACCTTTTTACAGATTGCAAGCCCTAAATTTAATTATTTATTAAGGATATAATTAGCGGCTCGCTCGGCTTTGCTCGCGGCTGTTACAAGTAGATTAGAGTCCTCTTTAAGGGCTTTTAGCCAACCTTTCAGGTAAGCACTCGAGTTGTCCACAGTACGC